GAAATAGACGGATACGAGCGGTTCTGCCGCGAGCACCCTGATTATCCGAACAGCCGGGCGGTACATGCCGTGGGTAATATCAGCCGGGTCTATGATGAGCGACTCCAGAAGCATGACTTTTTGTAACACTCGTTTTTTGATAAGGAGGAATAACCGTGGATTTCATCGTGGAAAACTGGGCCGTATTCGTGGCGGCTCTCGCTGTTCTGGCGGTGGCCATCATCGCTATCGTCCGGTTTGTCGGCCTTCCCACCGCCTCTCAGCTGGCGAAGGTCAAAGAGTGGCTGCTGTGGGCCGTGACGGAGGCCGAGAAGGATCTCGGCGGGGGAACCGGTCAGTTGAAGTTACGGCAGGTCTACGACCTGTTCGTCACCCGCTTCCCCTGGCTGGCAAAAATGATTTCGTTTGAGCTGTTTTCGACCATGGTGGACGAGGCCCTGGAGGAGATGCGGAAGATGTTGGATACCAACACCGCAGTGGCCGCCTTTGTATCCGGGGGCACAGAGGGGGCCGTACATGAATAAGAAGCCGGTATCCTATCTCCAGACCGACTCCCGCTGGAAAAACAAGCCCTACCGGGTGACGGGCGAAAACTCCACCATTGGTGACTCTGGCTGCGGGCCTACGGCGGCAGCCATGCTGATCGAGACCATCACTGGCAAGACCTTCACTCCGGAGGATGCCTGCAACTGGAGTATGGCCCATGGGTATAAGGCGCTGAATCAGGGAACCTACTACGCCTACTTCACGCCCCAGTTTGCGGAGTTCGGCATCGACTGCCAGATGCTGAACTGGATCAACACCTATGGCAAGCCTGACCACTCCAACCATGAGGCTGTGGTGGAAAAACTGAAGGAAGGCTACTATGCCATCGCCCTGATGAACAAGGGGCTGTGGACATCCAGTGGCCACTTCGTTGTTCTGTGGTGGCAGGACGATAAGGTGCGGATCAACGACCCGGCCAGCACCAAGGACGCCCGGGTGAACGGTGACATCCGCACCTTCAGGAGCCAGGCCAAGTATTACTGGCTGATTGACGCCAGGGAGTTCAACAAGGAGGATGACGACGACATGGATCAAAGCAAGTTCAACGATATGTTCAAGACCGCCATGACGGCCTATCGCAAGGAGCTTCAGGACAACGACTGCGGCGATTGGAGCAAGGAGGCTCGGGAGTGGGCCGTCAGCGTGGGCCTATTCGCCGGCAACGGTACCACGGTGGATGGCCAGCCCAACATGATGTGGCAGGACTTCCTCACCCGTGAGCAGGCAGCCCAGCTCTTCTATCGCTTTGCCAAGGAGCATGGCCTGGCATGAGCGGCATGGAAAAGATGCTCCTGCTGCTGGCAGGGCTTCTTCTGTTCCTGGCGGGGATGGCCATAGTCGGCTTGCGGCAGGCTCCCCGTCAGGAGAAGAACAAGCCGAACCTGGATCAGTTCTCAAAATGGATGGTCGCAGACATCCGGCCCCTCCTGTGGGTTGTGACCATCGGCGGCTTCCTGCTGGCCTTCTACGCCATTCACGAGGACTACACCGGTGCCCTCCCGTGGATCGGCGCCATGGTGGGTCTGCCTTGGGCGGCCCATGGCGTGGTCTGCTCCAGTTACCTGAGCATGAGCAAGAGCGATCACCGGCGAGGCGGAATTACATATGAAGCGGCTAAGGCCGCCAACTTCAACACACCTCAGGAGCCGGAAGGTTCCGTGGACAGTCCGGCGATATGAAATAACCCTTCCCTGGGTAACCGGGGAAGGGTTGACTTTTCTGCATGTTGTGGGTATAATGCCCAGTGCATTTAGGTCATTGTACTGTGTTCAGATGAGGAGCGTTTTTGCCGTTCGTCTGGGGGTTTATTTGGGGTTTATTTTGCCCGTAATGTGCATTTCTCGGGGAAACCAGGCAAACAATAAAAACGCCGCAGGCCTTGCGGCGCAAGGGTTTGCGGAAATGCACGAAACTCGGCAAAACAAATAATTCCTCATTCGTAATGATGAGGTCAAAACGGGTCTGAAACCCTGGAAGCCTTGGGGCACAATAGACACGAAATTTCGGTTGCCAGAAGTTTTCCACAAATGGGGTTTATTTGGGGTTTATTTTCAACAGAAGCACACGACAATACACAAATGCTGGTGTGGCTCAATGGCAGAGCACGTCACTCGTAATGACGGGGTTGTGGGTTCGATTCCCACCACCAGCTCCATAGGAAAGGCCGCAGGAAACTTAACTTCCTGCGGCCTTCTTCTTTACTTCTTGAGATTTCACTTCACTTGTGTGTTCACTTTCCGGAGTTACCAGGTCGCTGAAGCGGTCAAAGACCTGGTCGGCCTTGGCCTCTGCTTCTGCGATGACATGGGCATAGATATTGCTGGTGGTGCTGGCTTGGGCATGGCCCAACTTGTGGGAGACTACCACCAGCGGCGTGCCGTCGGCGATCATCAGACTGGCGTATGTGTGCCGGAGGGAATGGACAGTCACCTTTGGTAGTCCGGTCCGCTTCACAAATTTTGTGAACCACTGGCTCACGGAGTCTGGAAATAGGGGGCTTCCTTCCTCGTTGGTGAATACTCGGCCATCCTTATCCTTCCATGCATCCCCCAGGGCCTCACGTTGCGCGTCCTGCCAGCGCTTATACTCCAACAGGAGCAGAACCGCGGTGCGGGAGATCCGGAGCGACCGCTCACTGCTGGCGGTCTTTGGAGTATCGGCATAGCAACCAACGGTCGGTAGGTAGTTCCAGGTCTGCCGGATATAGAGCAGCTGCTCATCCAGATCCACATCGCACCAGCGCAGCCCCAGAAACTCTGCCCTTCGCAATCCGGAGAGCAGGTCGAATGTGATAACTGCCCGCCAGAGGATGCGCTCCTCCTGCAACAGTTCCAGAAGGCGCCGAGCATCGGGCTCATCCAGGTAGGCAGCCCGCCGGTAGGCGATGCTTGGAAGGTCGGCGCGCTCTGCCGGATTCCGCTCGATATACTTCCACTTCACCGCCCTGAACAGGACGGCGGATAGAACCCGGTGGTAGGTGTGGATGGTGCCGGGCTTCAGTGGAGTGTCATCGTGCTGGCGGACAAATAGGGCATCATAGGGGATGGACAGTTTTTCGGAAATCGTCAGGGCACTGGCCTGGGCGATGCTGTGCCCCTCCTTCAGCTGCTTGAAACTCCAAACAGAGAGACCGGTTTGCCGGGAGAGTTCCGCCATGGAGACGCCGCGCTCTTTCATCCACTGGCCAAACTCTACTTTTGGCTTGGCCATGCAACGGGATCGCATCCCGGCCTCCTGCAGGTTGGCATAGAAGGCAGCGATATGGCCGGGCTTCAGATCCTTCAGGCGGATATGGCCAAGAGCCTGGTTGATCACGGCCATCTTCTCCTCATACCCGAATGCGGTCTTTTTCTTCAGGTTGGGTCTGGCGTATTGCTCCAGGAAGATCTTCGTGAAGTCCACCAGCCGGATGTTGCCGTTCTGGGTCACCTGATGCCGCACCCGCTCCTCAAAGAGCGTAGCCTCTCGGTTCAGGGCCTTCTCGATCTGGCGCTTAGTCATCCCCGGCTCCGGCGTCCAGGTCATCTTCTCCCGGATCTGCCGGCCGTTGATATCATACCCGTTGGATACGAT